ACATGGCTGTCAGATCCAGCATGCAAAAGTAAAGATCAGTGGATCAGAACAAATCATTGCAATTTGTCCTGAATGTGAAAAAGAAGAAATCCTGAAGATGGAATCTCTCTTGAGACAGGAAGCGAAAATCAAAGCCCTCTTGTCTCACACTTATAAAGTATTTGAAAGAGAGAGCATCTATTCTCAAGAGTTGAGCGATAAAACATTAGAGAATTATGTAGCAGATAATCCAACCAATGAACAAGCTCTCAACTTTATGAAACGGATGCTAAGGGATTATCTTAAACTTGAAACAGGAAATGTGATCCTAAGTGGACCGCCAGGCATTGGGAAAAGCCATCTCTCTATTGGGTTGGCTAAAGCATTGAACGAAAAATCAAAAGAATGTGAGAATCCAAAAAGCGTGATCTTCATCTCAACATCAGCTCTCTTCAATAAGATCGAAGAAAGCTTCAATGGTCGAGGAGACTTCACAGAGAGTTACGCTGTGGATCTACTGAGCAAAGTTGACTTTCTCTTCTTGGATGATTTAGGGAAAGAAAGCAGCATGAGCGCCAATCTTAAAGAGGCGAATGATTGGAGACAAAGGGTGCTATTCAAAATATTGGATAGCAGGCAAACAACATTCTTCAACACTAACTTGTCAAGTAATGACATCAAAACAATCTACAATCAAGCACTTGCTGATCGAATATTCAAGGGAGCAAGCAAACACATTTTTAAATTTCCTGAAACTATGGAAAGTCGGAGGTATTAACGAATGGAAAACAACAAACTAAAGGATCTAATTTCAAAAGTCCAGAAATGGTTCTATGATCGCAACTTACACACTCAGGAACCCAATAAGCAATTCCTAAAGCTCTATGAAGAAATTGGGGAGCTGTCAAGAGGTATTGCTGAAAAAGATGAAGAAGTGACAAAAGACAGCATTGGAGACATCACTGTTGTATTGATTGGCTTGACTCTTCAACTTGGAATCAACACAAAAGAAATCTTCCCTGAGCAAGAAAAATTCATTTTTTCAGAAGCTACAAAAACAGAAGATTACTTTGTATTGATGATGGACCAAGCACTAGCATCATATTTCAACCGTCAAGGCTATCAACTTAAAAGCGTAGTACATGAGTTGATGCGAATCTCTCAAATGCTGAACTATGATTTTGTGGAATGTTTAAATAAAGCCTATGAAGAAATCAAGGACCGCAAAGGAAAATTAGTTGACGGAATTTGGATCAAGGAGGAACGGTTGAAATGAAAGAACGGTCATTTGAACAGATTTTAGAAGAGATGAATGATTCAGTGAATAAGCCAAATCATTATTGTGGTGAATATGGTCTAGAATCCATTGATGTCATTCGGAACTTTGCAGGAAACCTGAAAGGGGTTCAGGGATTTTATTGGGGAAATACTATCAAGTATCTATGTAGATTCCAGAAAAAGAACGGGCTTGAAGATCTAGATAAAGCTAAGAAATATCTTGAATGGCTTATTGAAGATTTGAAGAATAGCCATGAACAGGAGTGACAGCATGAGAGATTACACGAGAAATCAGATGGATCATTTCCGTCAACAATTGCAATTGTTGATCTTAGGTAAAGGATTGACACGCAAAGAGCTTTCAAAAAAACTGAATAGAAATCAAAATACAATCCAGCAATGGATCACAAACGAAAATATAAAACCAGCTCATGTCCAAGAATTGTGCAAGTTCTTCAATATTGATGAGAAAACATTGATGGGGGATCCAGAAGAATTGACAGATTATAGATTCTTTGATCAAGGGAAGTACATCTGTACAGCTCCACTCAAGGAATTAAGTAAAATCACTGGAAAAGATGTTTCTCTCCTCAAGTATTATATACACTTGAACGAGCGAGGAAGAGAAGCTGGTCAGTTTAGGCTTGAAAGGGTAATTGAAGATGAAAAGTAAAATCAATTGGCTGATCATCAACTTGATCTCATTGGCAGTTATTTCACTGGTCATTGCTATCAATCTAAATTCTAGATTAGTTGATCAAGAGAACAAGATCAAAGATATGGAATGGACGATTCAGGAACATGAATTGAGCATCCAGAGATTAGCTGAACAGAATACTGCACAAGATACAATCTTGAATAAATTAAATCAAGAATATCAAATGCAGGAACGCAAGAAAGCAGAAGCGCTCAAAGAAGCCGCTGAAATGAATAATGTCGGAGGATAATAATGATTAACAATGTAACTCTTATTGGTCGATTGACCAGAGATGCAGAACTACGCTACACACAAACCAACATTGCAACTGCTCAATTCAATATTGCATGCAATCGCAATTTCAAAAATGCAAATGATGAGTATGATGCAGATTTTATCAACTGTGTGATGTGGCGAGAACAAGCAGAACGCTTCTGCAATTGGACAAGAAAAGGAATGCCTGTGGGAATTGTTGGACGAATCCAAACAAGAAGTTACGAGAACCAGCAAGGACAGCGTGTATATGTGACTGAAGTTGTCGCAGAAAGTTTCCAAATTCTTGAAAAGCGTGACAATACCGCAAATCAAAACAGCATGACGGAACAGATGCCACCAAGCTTTGCAAGCCCAATGGACATCACAGATGACAAATTACCATTCTAAAAAAATCAAATATTGAAGAGGAGGATTTACAAAATGGATGATTATACTAAAGTTTTAGTGTATGGTAGCTTTGACGGGTTTGCTTATTCTACAGATGATTCAATAGCAATTAGTGTAGTTCTTGATAGTGGCGAAAAAGTAGAAATACCAGAAGAGTTTATTGTAAGCGCAGATCAAATGGTCAATAAATATAAAATTAAACTAAAAGACGTTATCGCACGAATCGAAAAGTTTGATCTCGCAACTAAAGCAGTATGGATCAATGAAATTTTGAATAAACTTGGAAGTGGTTATGAGCTTCATAAATACTATGCAGGGTATAAACAAGGGAGGTTTGATGGTGCTATGGAACGTGAGAAAGTGGACAGTACCGCAGTTTGTTGCTGATTGGATTGAGAAGACTGACAAAGAATTAAGTCTAAGAGATCTAATGTCTAATAGCTACACAAGTTTTGAAGTTAATGATTGGCTTGGAGAACTAGACGAAGATGGTGCTTTTAAAAATCAAGAAACCTTTGCTAAAGCTGTCCTTGACGGCTACGAGGTTGAGAAAGAGAAGCAGTATGAAGTGATATTGTGTAATGGACAGTCTTTGAAAACTGTGTACAGACAGGGAGAGGATCGTCTTGATTTTGAAAAAGTGTATGGCGATCTTGAAAGATTTACTAGAAAACAATTAGAAGAAGCCAGCTTTGGTTGGGTGTTTGATTGTCCGGGCGTGAAAGTTAAGGAGGTGGAGTGATGGAATGGAATAAGCTAACAACAAGAAATATTGCTGAAGATGAGAAGGAATATTTTAATGGTGCCATTGAATTTGTTTGGGATGGCAAAACTCCAGAAATTGACGAAGAAGTCCTTGTCTATAATCCAACGACAAAGCGGATAACAACAGATACTTGGGTTGATTATGGGGAAGGAATTGGTTTCGAGAACACTGATGAAGACGTAGTTTTCTGGATGAGCTACCCTCAACCACCAAGTGGCAAAATGATGAAAAAAGAGAAAATGCCCAAGATAGACGATTTTGTGTTTGCATTACAAGTAGGAAAGCTTGTAGTAGATACAGCAAAAGCAATTATCGTAGATGATAATCTTTTGGGGAGCAATGGAAAGTTTGTTTTAGACGGTCACACGTTCAATATAACTGTGTCGGAGGTGGAATAGATGGAAGAAATAATTATGGCTTCGTTGCCAAATAAAGAATTAAATCGTCTGATAAAGATTGAAATTGCAGTTGAAAATCTAATCGAGAACGGAATCTTAGACGAAGATGTTTATAACAAGTATTTGAACGAAGTTTGAAGTTGAAGAGGTGAAGGGATAATGCCAAATTGGGCCAAAGGATCTCTTAAATTAAGAGGAAGAAGCGAAAATATTGCATCAGCATTGAAAGAAATGCTATTAAGCGACACTGTAACACTAAAAGATGAATATGATGGCACTCTACTTATATTCAACAGCACAGGTCCCTATTTTTACATCAATGGGACAAGACGAGCGTTTATTGATCAAAAACAAATAGAAGTTTGGCTTGAAGAAAAATTTTGTACCGTTGAACTGGATAATTTCAAGCAAGCGTGGAGTGCTATTCCAGAAAATTATCAAGAAATTTCAAGTAAATTTGATGTTGATATTAAAATTTTTACGTTTGAGTGTGGCATAGAATTCACACAGGAAATTGAAATTTCCAAAGGTGAAATTATCAAAGATGTTTGTTATGAATATGTTGATTATCAATGGGAAGTTCCATTCAGCAATTTAGGAGGTTGAGGGATGAAACAACCTGAACGATACCCATCTAAATACTTCATTCCGGAACTGATTGAAGATGAAGATATTATTTTTAGTAAAGACAGTGAATATCACAAACAGAAGAAAAAAGAAAAAAAGAATCCTATTTTTAAAAGAAATAAACCAAAGAAATTTTGAGGAGGTGTAGTGATGTCATTCGTAAACGCTGACTGCATGGATTATTTAAAAAAATTTGAAGACAATCATTTCGATATAGCAATAGTAGACCCGCCTTATTTTTCTGGGCCTGAAAAAAGAAGGTATTATGGGCGAAAAAACAGTCCGATAGGTGTTGAAAGACTATATGAAGAGCTCTCTACGTGGGAAGTGCCAGGCAAAGAATATTTTGATGAACTTTTAAGAGTTTCTAAAAATCAGATCATTTGGGGTGTGAACTACTTTGATTATTCTTTTGGTTCTGGCCGTATCGTTTGGGATAAAATTAATGGTCAGTCAAGTTTTTCAGATTGTGAGCTAGCATACTGCAGTTTTCATGATAGTACGCGACTATTTCGCTATATGTGGAATGGTATGATGCAAGGTAAATCAATTTCGGAAGGATATATTCAGCAAGGAAATAAAAAATTAAATGAAATCAGAATTCACCCGACGCAAAAACCGATAAACCTCTATCGTTGGTTAGTCCAGAAGTATGCTAGAAAAGGGGATAAAATACTAGATACTCACGTAGGATCTGCTAGTAGTCTGATAGCATTTGAAGAAGCAGGGTTTGAATACGTAGGATTTGAAAAAGATCCGATAATGTTTGAAAAAAGCAAAAAAAGGCTTGAAGAATACAAAAGAAAAAGCCTGGAACTTATTTCTTTGTTTGAAGTTGAGGAGGTGTAGTGATGGGATTTATTAGTTGGTTAACTTTATTATTAATAGCTTTGAAATTGTTAGGTGTAATCTCTTGGAGCTGGTTCTATGTCTTTCTGCCTGCAATAGCTGATCTAGTAATTTCTGTTTTGATTTTAGTGGTAGCTAAAATGATATAGGATAAGTAGGACTTGTTATGGAATTTCAAAATTTTATTTATTTGTTGTTAGCTTTTGCTTGGTTTGCTGGCTTCCTGTGGGCCTTCAGTGTAGTCTTGAAATGTAGGAGAAAGAAATGAAGATGTATGTTGTAAGAAAATATCATGGACACGCAAGTTGGATTGATCCTAAACATTTGGCCGAATACACTGAGGCTGAATTTGAGACAAGACATGAAGCACTTGCTCATTGTGAAAGACTAAAAGTGAAAGGGATAGTACAAATCTATCAAAGAGAGTATCCAGAAATTAAGTCGATACAAGACGTCTGGGATAAAGATGATTTAGGCGGATACCAAACACAGAGGTATTCGAGGAAGTTGAACAAAGTTATTGTCACTAACGACTTGACCGCTATTAGTAACGATCTGAAAATAATCGGACTCACTCTGGCAGATTTTAAACAACAACTAACTTTATTTTAAAAAAGGAGAAATAACATGAAACAACAAAAAGAATTTTACACAATTTACAGCTAAAACAACAAATGATATCCGCTTCGCATTAATTTTTGAAAAAGGAGATGAGGAAACCGACAAATCTATGGAAAATCTGGCTAAGGCGGTAGGTGGCCGTCTTGTTAAAGTCAAAGCAGAATACGAGATCACAGAAGAAGATGGATCAGAATTACAAGAGCCGGATGAAAGCAACAAAAAATATGACCTCGAGACCCTTGATAGCTTCTTCAAAAGAATGTTAGGACTTCAAAATGATTAAACTAACAATACCTATCGAACCGAAAGCCCAAACCCGCCCAAAATTTGGGCGAGGTGGGGCCTACGAAGATCCGAAAATGAAAACGTGGCGCAATTCTGCAACATACCTGATTAAAAGTCTATATAAGGGCGAGAAGCTACAAGGCTATCTCAAGACAGAAGTCACGTTTTATCTGAAAGCACCTCAAATCATATCAAAGAAACCTACACCAAAGGCCAAAGCCAAAACCTGGGAACGATACGAACGATTTATGAACGAGCGAATATACTGCGCCAAAAAGCCAGACTTGGACAATTTGGAAAAAGCAATATATGACAGCATTTCAGATGCTAACTGCATTTGGTGGGACGATAACCAAGTTGTAGAGCATACAACCAAAAAGGTTTACTCACCAAATCCACGAATTGAAATTAAAATCAAAAAAATCTAGGATATAACAACAATGAACAAAAAATTAGTTTTAGCAACAGTAGCAACAATCGCAGCAGTAGGAACAGCAACAGGAGTGAAAGCAGATGAATCAACTGGAACAACTACAGCAGGAAATGAAACAACTGCAGTCGGAAATACAGCAACACGAGAAGATGGAAATCAAGTATCTGAAACAGCGGGACCAAGCGAACAGAAAGAACCTCAAGGAAGCAATGCTACGGAAACAGAAAGAGGGGCAACTGGTGAACGTGAAGGAACAAATCAAAATGCTACAGAAGTTACCAAGTTAGGTGACCAAATAACCGTTAAAAACCCTGATGTTGACATGCACTTTACTAAAGGAGCAACGGGTAATGGAACGGGGAAATATGTTAATTTTAAGGTGGAATATAAAAATATCGACTTTCCTGACTCGATGACAATTAATGAGGGTGATCAAGTTGTTCTGCACATGCCTAAAGAAGTATCATTTCGTACAGACTTCGACTTCGATGTAAAAAACCCAGAAGATCAAACAATCGGTCACGCTCAAGCAAGTATCGAAAAAGGAACAGTCACAACAACTTTCAACGATTATTTTACTAAGCATCCATTGAACAAACAAATGGCTATGACATTTGATGCTGTATGGACAGAAGCTGTAACTTCAGGGGAAGAAACTACACTTAACTTTGATGGAACAACTAAGAAGATCATGGTAGACCCAGAACCAGAACTTGATCCAACAACTGAAAAATTCTCAAAATGGGGTTCGCAGGCTGAAAATGATCCGCAAGTCTTGCGATGGACATTTCGTTTGAATTTGTCAAAACAAAAACTTGAAAACCTCATCATCAAAGACCGCTGGACAGATAACCAAGAGTACGTTGAAGGGAGTCTTGAACCATTTTTTGTTGATGATGCTAAGACTTGGACAAACTACACCAGTGCTAAAGACTACCTTGATAGCTTCCATGTTTTAAATGGTGGTTTTGATCTTAAGATGAAAACCTTTGACCGAATCTTGTACGTTAACTATCGTACACGGTTAAAAACACCAGTCAAGGAATCAAATGATCCACTAAATGTAGTTTGGGCAAGAGATGGTGAGGGGGACACACTAGCAGATAACTATAATGCTCACATTGCCCTTGTCGGCGGTAAGGGACGAGCTTCTGGTGAAAACAAGCCTGAACCTACATTTAAAATTCCCAAGGAATCGCCAAAAGTAGAAATCCCTGAATTTCAGGGTGGCATCCCTGGCATTCCAGAAGTACGAGAAAAGCCTGAGTGGCAAGGTGGTACAGTACCATTTGATGCTCCAATCCTTGATAAGCCAGAAATCAATATCAAAGATATCCCTATGATGCCACCAGCTCCAATTTTGGAGAAACCAGAGCTTATCATTGACTTACCAGATCCAAAACGTGACGAACCAAAACCACAGCCAAAACAAGACAAGCCAAACACACCAGCACCAAAACAAACACCAAAAGTCGAAGAAGTAAAAATCAATAATCGTGTGGAAAATCACGCGCAAAACACGCGAAACGAATCTGAAGAAACAGTCAAAGCGTACAGCGCACCGGCTACGCTTCCTAATACGGGTTCTGAGAGCGCTCTCATTCTTTCGTTCGCTGGAATGTTTATTCTCAGCGGTATCGCACGGATCGCTCTTAAACGTGAGGGTGAATAATTTAGGCTGGCAGATTTTAACAGATCTGTCAGTCGTAACCTCACAAACAATAAGACACTGACACGAAGCTAGGTGAGGGGTTTCGACCTGTATATCAAACTATAAAAAAATAAAAGGAGAGTCCTTTCTTTGCACGATTTTACATACTAGGAAATCTGATATACGTTTCCAAACGATCAACAGACTGCATAAGTCAAGATGATGATAGTTCAAAGCGATGTTGTTGATCCATTGCGTCCTAGATTGGCATGAGGCTTGGAAACCTCAGAGGGTTCGATTCCCTCTATAGGATTAGGACGGGAGCATTCTTCCTTATGATCTCCTTATATTTTTTAATACGTTTTATTTCACGCTATCGCCCCATCCCGATAGTTACCCGATGTTAGACTCCGAAGCGGTGCGATACCGCTTATCGGGTATTGCTCACTATAAATTTAGAAAGGCCCTCTAATCTAGTTTTTCTGAAAAAGGGGAGCAGAGCAACTCCCCTATTTTAGTGAAAGTAGATAGAGATTATTATGGATATTGATTTAATTAAGTGATCAATTCGACTGGATCGACAGCGACTACAAGATACAAGCAGTGACCTGCTCATACAAAAAAAACATTGGGAAAACGGCAGTGATTGGACGATCACGGGCAATTAAAGAAAGGATCAACAGAAATTTTATGGCATTAGAAAAGGAATTAGTAACGTTAACCAAGAAATGGTTTGTAGACCGTGACTTGGAACACGGTGGACGGTTAGACAAGCAGGCTCTTAAATTGAGCGAGGAATTTGGCGAGCTATGCGCTGGGTATCTCAAGCAGAATGAAAAACTGACCAAAGATAGTATCGGTGATTGTGCGGTAGTAATTATAGGGCTGGCATTATTAATCAAGGAGGATGTACATGATATCTTCGAAGAGTCCGATAACATCAGACGCAAGGATGCGATGGAATGTTTTAAACTGCTAAATGCAAACATTTCCGAATTTCAATTGTCGCAGGATTTAGCAAGTAAAGAAATGTGCAGACACAATCTTGTACGTGCGGTGGCTTATCTTAAATCTATTAGTAAGGCACTTGACTACGACTTTGCAGATTGTTTTGAGATCGCATATAACGAGATCAAAGATCGCAAGGGTAAATGGATTGATGGATCGTTTGTAAAAGAGGAGGATTTACCGAATGAATAAGCAGGAATTAATCGCGTTATATGAACGAGTTGGCAATTTTGTCGAAGCAGTAAAAGTAAAAGATGTGATAGACAAACTCAAACAACTCGACGAACCGCAGAAAGTCACAGTACCCCAATTTGTGGCTGACTATATAAAAGACGCAAAATACTATGAATGGGATTTAGACGATGTCTTCGACCATATTGCTGAAGAATCGGGAGAATCAGAAATTTTCAAATGGTTCTACACACTTGGAAATATTGATGTTTTTGTCCGTGCTTGGCTTGACGGCTACGAGGTCGAGAAAGAGAAGCGGTATCTGGTGAAGATACGAGGATTCGTAGAGTGTGGAGATTATTTTAATTATTTTGTTGAAGCGGGGCACTGGGCTTTTTCTGGGCCATCAAACCATCCTAATGTACGAACATACCATACCCGCAAAGAACTAGAAGAGGCTGGTTTCGGTGAAGTATTTCATAGCCCAATGTTTGAAGTTGAGGAGGTGGAGTGATGGAATGGAATAAGTTAACAACAAGGAATATTGCTGAAGATGAAAAGGAATATTTTAATGGTGGCATTGAATTTATTTGGGAAGGTAAAACTCCAGAAATTGATGAAGAAGTCCTTGTCTATAATCCAAAGACACAAAACATATATACTGACATCTGGGTTGATTTTGGAGAAGGAATTGGTTTTGAGGACACTGATGAAGATGTAATTTTCTGGATGAGTTACCCAAAACCGCCAAAGGAGGTGGAAGAATGATTCCAAAATTTAGAGCATGGCATAAAACATGGGAAGAAATGTGCAAAGTCAAACGAATTTGCTTTAATGATGATGGAAACGTGACTAGAGTTTTGGTTAAAAGTAGAGAATTGGTAAAAGGGGTTAATTTTGGATCTGACACAAGACTCGACGAAATCGAACTCATGCAATCAACAGGACTAGTCGACAAGGAAGGTACAGAAGTTTTTGAAGGTGACATCTTACATCATCAGATACAGACAGAATATACCTTTATTGTCAAATATGACAAAGACAAAACTCGCTGGTATGGTGACGGTCTAAGTCGCACCTATCGCATTGATCTCATGAAGCGTTTTATGCAATATTACAAAGTCATCGGCAACGTCTACGAAAATCCGGAATTGTTGGAGGTAACAAAATGAGTACAAATTTATTAGATGAAACAGTAGAATTTTTAGAAAAATATGGTAAAACACTGGATGATGTTTTGTATATC